TTCGTCAAACGAAGCATTAAGCATTTGCGATTTCATATAAGATTCATTATAATCAAGCTGACCTTTTAATGATATCTCATCTAATTTAGCAATTTGCATATCTTCTCTGTTATCGATCTCAAGTTGCAACATTTCTTTTTCTTTAGCTGCTTCAGCTTCTTGTTGTTGACTATCCATTTCGTCTTGTTTAGCTTTTATAATTCTAAGTTCAGATTTAAGAGCTCCTGTATCTTCTTGTTCTAGAAGATTAATCATAGTAAGTAAATCAATTTTATCATTTTGAAACATAGCATGAATCATTTGATAACTATCGCGAACTATATCTAACATTTTGTTATTCATTTGTAATGATAACAAATACTCATCTTCTAAAGATACGTTGTCTAAATTAATTAAAGCAATCTCTTCATTACTTAAAAATCCACGTATTGTGCCTGTAGAATTATTAAGCATACTAACACTCATTTCTAACAAACCTTGCATTATTTGTTCCCACAAAACATCATGTTTCATAAACAAAATTTCACTAGTTTTATGAGATTCAGTTGTTGCTTGCTGATTAACTTGACTACCTGTTCCTTGTTTAACTTGAGCCATTCTTTGATCAGACATATCAGCTACATTTTTAATTTTCTGTTCAATAAACTCTAGCATTTGAATATAATACTGAGAAGAACCACTATTAGTAGCATCTAATCTTTCAGCAATTTTGGCAGTGTTAGAATAATTAGTACCTTGCGTTTTATTAAAAGGATTGTAAGGAACTAATCCATTTTCTTCTAATAACTTAATTGTGTTTTCCCAACCAATCTCATCATCAACCATAGATATATTTATAAATGTCAAAACACCTCTGTCGTTTGTAATATTTTTTAAAAGCTTGGACATCATAATCAAATACATTTTATACCAAGGTTTTAATCTATCTGTAAGTGATTGAGAATAAGTATTTCTATTATTAAATATTTTACCATATATAGGTAATTTCTTTTTATAAGGATCTAATAAAGATTGATAAGCATGTTGTACGGGTTGAACGTTTTTATATATTTTATCATTAATTCTTGTGCCTTGCCAAATTTCAGGTAACCATTTCCATTCTATAGCATGATATTTGTCTTCTTCATCATACCACACATGTCTTACACTCTTCTTTACAAAAAGATTTTTAATGTCTTCTTCAGGAATAAACTTTTCTTTTTCAGCTTCTTTAGGTACAGGAAATGATTCAGGAACAATCTCTTCATCTAATTCACCAAACTCGTTCTGAAATGTATAAAATCCAACTTTTCTTTGTGATACCCAATAGTTAGTATAAACAGTACAATATCTATTATTATTATACTTACTTGTTTCTTCAGCATTTAATCCTTTACCTTGAACATAAGAAGTACTGCTTGAATAATTAGGTAACGTACCTACACCCCCATCTACACCAAAAGGTATATTATTAGTAAATTGACCAGCGTTTGTTTTAGTTGACCAATCATTAGGACCTAATCCTTTTTTTCTAAACATTTCATCATCAGTACCATAAACTCCTGTAGTACTGTGAGCACTTAAAGATTTAATTTCACTTTCTGATAAATCAAATGCTGTTATTACATCAGCGTAAGGCATTGATTCTATATAACCTGCGAAATTTCTATCTTGAATAAACTCTACGTTTTCACTATCTTCATGATAAACATTAAGTACATTTAAGTCTCTTAATGTAGGCATGGTATTAGCTCTGTTAGGTTTTATTTCAATATATTCTCTATCTGCTTTAAGTACATCATTAAATGATTTATTTTTAACATATTTTATTTTAAGCTCTCTTAATAACAATTTAGTAAGCTTACCTACAGTTTCTTCTTTAACTGTAATTATATTCTTAATACTTTCTGTAAACTTAGCAGGATCTAATTCATACTTATATTTTTCATTTAAAGCGTTGTTAATTTCTTCAATCTCTACTTTGTACTTTACGGTACTCATAGGTTTTTGAGATTGCTCAGATTATTTATATTTTTTATCTAAAGCAGCCATACTTTTAATACGTTCTATTATCATATTACGAGATGACTCTACATACTTACGAAACTTAAAATCTCTTTCTCTAAGTACTTCGTTTACAACACCTTTGTTATTATTGATTACAGATAACCCAAAAGGTCTTTGAATTTCTTCTCCAACAAATGCATTGATTACGCTGTGTAATATGTTAAACTTTTCAATATACTTTTTACCAGATGTATCATCTAATGACAATGTATCACATATGTCTCTAAACATATCAGGAGTCAATTGTGAATTATATAAATCATAATTTTCCTGAAGCTTTGCATTATCTACAGTTTTTCTATTACCTTCAGCACATAAAGAATCAACAACATCTTTTCTCCAAGATTTATCTTTTTTAGAATAAGGTAGTCGTTGATCTATTTGACTAAATATTAAATTATTTGCCATAATGTTATTTTATTGTGATAAATCAATATAATTATATCCACCACTATTGTATTCATCTTGATTTAATACTTTATTCATCCATCTCTTAACTGATTTTGAATTCTTTTTAGTTCTCTCTTGTGTTTCTAAAAGATCAACATCGTACAATTCTTTCATTTGAATAATCCCACCCATTAATGTCATAACAAAATCAAAATTACCTTTTCTATTATATCCTATTAATTGTTCTAATCCCATTTGATCTTGAAGCAAATCCATATTTCTAGGACCTATCTTTTCAACATACTCATCTTTATAATTTAATCCTTTAATTGTAGGATGTCTATAATCTAACCATTCATTAAGTAATATTTCTCCTAAAGCTTTGTGATGTTTTGTAGCCATACTATGACCAAATTTTCTTAAACGAGTTGTACTGTTAGGTAAATGCTTACTCATAACTAATTCAGGAGATGGAAGTAATCTGTTTAATTCACCTTTAGTTGTGAAATCTTGCAATATACCACCATCTCTATCATTTTCATAAGTAATCTTCGCATTGTAAAATTTAGATAATCTAAGTAACAGATTTCTAGCATAAGTCATAGGATTATATCTTTTACGTCCTATATATGTAGCTACTATTCGTTCATACCCAAACCCTTCGTATGCACTATATACTGGAGTTTTCATTACAACAATAGAAACTAAAGAAGTACCTCCTTCATTATCTTGACCAATAGGATCACAACTAATTATATAAGCGTCTTTAGGAACGTTACCTTCTAATGTTTTAGGTTGTTCGTAAATTAATAAAGCACCTTCTGTATTATTATTATCATAATTAAGTGACATGATAGGTTGTAATTTATCTTCTAAATCAGGTATAAATGTAACTACTCCTTCTGCATTTTCTTCTAACTCTCCTACTTTATAATACTTAGCAAAACCATATGTACTAGATTCTATTCTACTCTGTACACCTATTAAATCTGCAGTATTAAATACAGAACCTTTTGTTGCAAAAAATGCTTCAGAAGGCGTTTTACATCTTTGAGTTAAAAAAAGATTGTAATCTTTTTGAGTACCTAATGGAGGCATCTTACTAACACGTTCTTTATTTAAAGCTAATTCAGCAACCCAAAAAAAAGCATTACCTTGCTTGTCCATAGCATGATATACATCGCCTTTCATAATTACTTTAGCTCCAAAATTAGCCCACATATCACTGACAAAATAGCCACACTTTATACCAGTATTTTGATAATCATATATGTTATCAAAAGCTGCTAAATCATTTGCTTCCGGATTATTAAACAAACTAGCAAACGCTTTAGACCTACCTATATTACCTGCATCACTAACCATTTCACCTCCTGTATTACCTGCTATAAAACCATCTGCTATATAATTATGGTTAGGAGAACAATTTAAATTATATACAGTTTGTTTTTCTTTAAGTTTTTTAACTTTACCTATAACTTTAAATTTATATATACTTCTAATGTGTTCTGAAAACATATCATTAGTTTTAACAGTACGCTGTTTGTCAAAATATAAAACTTCAGGAAATTTATAATATTCAAATAAAGAAGTATTTTCTAATATGTTAACTTTACGAGATAGCTTTTCAGATAAC